CATTTTGAATTACCGAAACCAACAGATAAATACGGGGTGGCATGATGATTAACTTAGCAAATATTGACGTTGGCGGGGTGCTTTCCGGCGCAGGGGAATTTCTCAAATCAATCAGGGCGGCTATCACAGGGAAAGAGCCTCTGGACGCTAACAAGGCCGCAGAACTAGCTTTAAAGGCGCAGGAATTAGAGGCGACATTAGAGCAGACCAAGTTAAGTATTGCTGTTGCCGAGGCTTCAAGCCCGGATAAGTGGACAAGCCGCGCCCGCCCTTCATTCATGTATTGCTTCTATGGGTTGCTGATAAGTCTTGTGATTATCGCGCCTTTGGTCGGGGTGTTCTTTCCGCTACAAATGGGCCAGTTTTACACGAATGTTGCGGCAGGATTCAACGCCATTCCAGAAGCTATGTGGTGGACGTTTTCGGCTGGCTATCTTGGCTACGTGGGCGCAAGGCAGGTAGGGAAGATCAAGGGGTCGGATAAGTAGTTCACTTCACCCCTTTATTCAAGTAGTCCATCACAAGATTTAGTTTCTCAATGACTTCGTTGAGCTTGCTAGTAATTTCGTCTTACGTAAAATAAGAGGCGGCAGGCTCAATCTTCTCAAGGCCGGCGCCTATAACTACTTCACACTTATAACAATGCCCCACTTTTACTTCTTTAAATTCGTACCCTGTTTCGATTTTTATTTCTCCGCCACAATTAAGACAAATCATTTCCCTTCCTCCATTCCACAAAAACATTAAAGAAGTTATCGGCGCTGTAAAGATAAGCAATATGATAAAGTAGTTGCTCAACTGGTTCAGTATCAAATTGCTGCCACACCAAAAAATCGCGCCAATCTCCCCGCTTCTGCATTTCAGCTACAACAAGGGAGGCATCGTTGGAGTCGAAGTTAATGGCATGACCATTTAGAGTTCGATAGCCCTTAAAAAAGCTATCTTCATACCACCCCATATAATCAGCAATAAGTTTCTTATCTTCGTTGGTCATTTTACTTTCCTTTCGTATTCCTTGATTCTAAACTTGCCGTTGGGATAGGTTGTTTTAATTACTTTCAAAACAGCCTTAGCTTTTTCCTCTGTAGTCCAAATGCAGGAGTATGTCTCGCATGTAAGCCCAAGCGCACTACTATCCACAACCGGGAACATGGCCAGAGGCCACCAACCCTTTTCAATTTTTCTCTCGATCACATAGATGGTCATAACTTATTCTCCACTCTTTTAAACTCAATCGCAAAAACCCACGGGTTAGACGCCCAAGGGTATTTTTTGCTGTTGATGGAGTCCCAAAGATACGCAAATTGAGCTATGGAATGACTTGAAAATTCATCGTAAATTGCTACATCATATGGGCCTTGAGTGTTAATACCTTCATTCACGCAATCTGGTGCGCTGATGTCCTGAAGCCTTTCAACACGGACATTTGTAATTTCCAGCGTGATTCTTGAAGCCCAGCGGGGCATGAAAATTGATGGTTTCCAACCGCGACCACCGCAATCAATAATTCCGCTTCCAGCCTTATAAACAATACCGCCGAATGGATTATGTTGCCACGTTTCCCTCACCCAAAGATGATCTCCAACTTGACCATAAGGACAAGAAAAATAAATACGCTGATCGTTGACAATGGCAAGATTGTCTAATTTGACCCAGTTATGCTTCCCCTCGATTTGTTTATTGCCAGTAGTGGAAATGATTGTGACGATTTTATACTCACCATCGGGCGGCTGGACCTTCATAACTCGCCGCGTCATGGTCTTTCGCCCGTCAAGGATTGCCCTGACCATCGGCGCCAAAAACAGAATTGGTCGTTCCATCATTTCCCTTCCTCCGCATTTCTTCCACACCATGCACACCATTTAACTTTATGTTTATGGTAAATACAACGTTCATTGTGACCCCAAAGATTACACTGCCACTTTCGGATTATCGTTGGTCTGCCGAAGAAATTAGTATATCTTAAAAAGTGTATTATCTTCTTCATTTTTCACCCTCCAATCCATAAAACTCTGCTACCATTTTGCAGAGGTCTTCGTAGTTCTTACCGTTGAGGCAGAAAAGCCAAGCGATGTAATCCGCTATCGCTTCTTCCACCACCATATAGAGAGCGGCATTTTCCCCCCATTTTGCATTGGTATGCTTAACAAAATCGTCCCACTTCCCGTCCTTCTCAATCCGCCTATAAAGCTCCATCATGTCGGCTTCGGTGTCGTAAGTGCGAGTTCTATGTTCGTTGAGCGCGTCAAGCGAAAGTGCAAAAAATTCTTTGCCACAACTGCATTTCACTTTTGGCATATTCAGAAATAGTTCATGCCACTGCTCTTTTAGAACCTTCTCTGTCAAAAATTGTTTCCAAGTCATTTCTGCCTCCTTTCCAGATAAAGGAATCTGTATAGATGTTTAAGGAAAGCTGACTTTGGCGAATTATCCAACGCCTTCTTCATTCTCTTTTTAGATAGCCTTCTTTTCATTTCTGCCTCCTTACCACTTCAATTTCTCTGCGCGGTCTATCAACTTCTTTATGGTTCTTTCTCTTTTTTGTTGCTTCACAAAGATCAGCAAATTAATAAGTGCGTCTGTGGGGTTGGTGTTAAACATAACCTTTAAATTACTGAAAGGTTCATCAGTGTAGGCTTTTGTGATTCCGTCGGGTTGTTTTTTACATACAGTTCCTTCCGGCAACTCTCGCCAAACTTCCGTGAAGCAAGGGGCTGGATAGGCATGGCCGTCTTGAAAAGCTTTGATTGACACTGAATCACTTGGAATCAATATCCAATCTTCTGTTTCGCGTTCAAACCACATAAAATCAACTTCATCTAGCACAATCCCATTATCCACCAGCTTCTTGCTGGCTTCAAGACTTGCGTAGTTTAGTTCGTTCATGGTTTTACTCCCTTATCCCACTGTTTGTTAAAGTCATATATTGCCAGCCGTGGTGTGTTTCCAAAGCCAGCAATACCGCTTTGCAAATCTTCACCATAGAGAACGCACCACTGATTCCCGTCCATAAATATCTTGGGTTTCAACATAGCAAACAAATTCATTTCTTCGGCCTCTATTGCTGCGCTTAATCTACTCTGGCCGACTTGTCCTGCCCACATAATTTCTACTGATTCTGCTTCGTTCATAAATTCTCCTTTCAAACTGGCCGTGACGGGTTACTGATAGTATCCCTGTGAAACCTACGTTACTTAAGTCGGGCATCACATTTGTTGCTATTTCACCGCCACACGGCCATGTATTATTTTCATCTCATACACTGTCTTTGCCCACAGAACGGGCAATCGTGACACTTTTTGATTTCATTGAGTTCTTCCGTTACCTTTTTTAAATCCCTCCGCAGCATTGGGACACAAGTGCAGTGCTTTTCGTCGGGAGCGCATTTCTCGGCCATAACCATCTTGTGTTGGGCGTAAATGTCGTCTAACTCTTCCTTGAACTCCGCAAAACGTCGGTTAATTTCTTCCGTGGCATCATCGTATTTTTCTCTGTCACAATTTCTTCCCGCCGCCCAAATTTCCGACATCAAGTCGTCAATGGATAAGTTTTTCATTCCCTGTCTCTCCTTGTTGTCAACCCGTCCGATTTCCATTTAGCGCAAGTCTTATGGCTATTGACTTCTTCACCTGTTATCTCACAATAAGTGTCTATGTTGGTAATGTGATTATTCTTGCAGTTCCCGCAACACCTAAGCCGCAGCGCCTGTGTTTCCGCTTCTCGCGCTAAATCACATTGTCGGGCCAGCATTGAGGCGTTGAGGGCCAGGTCTTTTTTGAGATCATCCACCTGCTTGCACAGGACTTCGATCTTGGATTCCATGATTGCGATTTGGTTCATCCGTTCACCGCCCTTCTTTTCGTTCTGCCGTAGGGTTCGTATCCATCGCCCTGTTCGGTTTTGGATCGGTTGTGCTTGCAGTCCGGGCAGGCCAGGTGATTATGGTGCAGCCACGGTGCAAGCGGGGTGTCCTCAATGGTTGCGTGGAACTCTTTACAGTACGGGCATTTATTGAGAACAGGGAACCCCTTGCCCTTCATTCTGTGCTTGATTGGGGTGAATTTATCGCTGGCTGGCATAGACCTCCTCTATTCTTCCCTGTTCTCTACGCCTTGCGTTACGGGCGGCGTCTTTAAACAACATTCCTTGCGCCTCTGTCCGTTTAATCCATTCATTCGCCGCCGCAAAAAAATCCTTCTTGATCTCAAAGCCAAACGCTTTACGGTTACATTCAATCGCAGCAACGAGGGTTGATCCGCTGCCAGCAACCGGGTCAATAACCACGTCGCCCTCATCGGTGAAAATCTGAATAAGCGTCTTAAGTAGGCCCACCGGCTTTTGAGTTGGATGGATCTTTTCACTATCACTATCCTTTACCCAGTCCATCACATTAAAAACCATTTTGCCGCCGTTGTTGAATTTTGGCAGCTTGTCGCGGTAAAGCAAAAGCGCATATTCAGCATTTCCGACAATCCGCATATTGGCTTTTAGAACCTGAGCCGAAAAGTTCTTCCTGAAAACAAGATTGATATAATTGTTGATCCCGTATTTACGGGCTAACTCGATCAAATAAAATTGCTGCTCAAATTCGCAAAAGACAATCATGCAGGGGGCCGCGCCCTTTTCCTTCGGCTCGTTCCTGAGCATCTTGCTGCAAAAGTGCATGAACTCTGCCGGCTTAAAATCCTTATCAGTATCAAAAAAATCCGTCCCGGCAAGATTGCTCTGGCCGTTCTTGTTGTCGCCGTCAATATACCACGCGGGATTTGAGCCATAGGCGTTCTTCCCGATGTTGTATGGAATGTCGGCAATGACAAGCTGCGCCTTTGGTATCCCGTAAACCTTAAAGTTTTGAAAGTGGTCGTTTATTAACATTTACGCGCTCCTATTGTGTCCATAAAGCCGGTTATAATCCGCCTGGTAACTCAACTGATATTGGCGGTAATCGTTGTCTGTCGCGTATTTCTCCCGCTGTTTTCGGTTGATCTCTTCCCGGTTTTTCTCCCGGTAAATCCGGGCCAACTCAAGAAGCCTGGCCCGGTTCTGCTGGTAATAGCCTTTACTTGCCATTGATTCCCCACACCGGGCAGCCGGCAAACTTCTTGCAGTTTTGGCAATATGCCTTCGTATAGGTCGTTTCCGGGTTGTCGGGGCACGGGCCGGAGGCCATTTCAGCCGGTTCAGGAACATCGGCGGGCTGTGCGGCTTGCTTCCCTTTGATTTTGCTTTTCAGGGCGGAGCTTACATCGGTCGGCGTCTGTTCTTCCGTCAAAACCGCGTCAAACCAATCCGGCGGGCCTGACATTCCATCTTTCAGGCTGTTGTAAATCTTGCGGAGGGCGACAAGCTGCGCCGGGGTGATCGTGTCAAGGCGGCGCTGGATGCGTTTTTCGATCTGTTCTTTCGTCACTTTGTAATTTGCAAAGGCTTCAACGAGTTTTTTCAGAGCTTCCGGGGAAGTGTCAGCTTTCGCTTTTAATGTCTGTTCGCACTGGCTAACCGCCGCATCAATCACGTCGCCGGGGATGATTCCCAGGATGCAGGCTCGGAGGCGTCGCGCTCCCTGGTTGGCCGTCATTTCGTAAATGTCGCGGGGGTCTTCGAGGGCGTATTTGCCCTTCTTCGTATAGCGTTCATGCTTGACTTGGAATGTCTTTTCCTGTTTGACGTTCGTTTCCATGTCCCAAGCGTAAGCCTGGACCGTGCTTTCACCGTTGCGCTGTTCGAGTTCTTTAACGCCGAATTGCAGGTTTGCCCAGTTCTGCGCGATTGCTTCGGCCAGCCTGATTGACGGGCCTGTGATTTCCGATCCGCCTCGGGCGTAGGAATAAAGCGCTTGCTCTGCGAGGCTGGGGCGCTGACAGGCGGTCGTTATCCTGTCAAGGGCTTCAATCTGATTGCGGGGGAATTTCTTTGCAAGGATTATCGCGCCCTGGACTTCGCTGATTGCCCGCTGAGTTTCAACCTCAACCATTGCCGAGTTTCCCTGCGGCCTGGTTGCGATAGGTGCGTCATAAACTGCTGGTGCCATGTTTCCGTTCATTGTGTTGCTCCTTTCTATTTAACAAGGAATCGTCTTGATGCCTCGCTTGTTTTTAAATACTTCTGATACAAATTCGGTTGATCCTTCTCAAACGCCTTTGCGTCAAAAGACTTGCGGCCATTAGCCAGCTTGTAGGTGACAAGAGCATTCCCGGCATCGTCAACGAGCGTGTCGCCCTTGTCTCCGAGGGCTATGATTATTTTACCCCTTAATTCTTCTTCTTTGTCCTCCAGACCCTTGATTATCTCCCGGGTATCCCGAAGCTCGTGTATCCGGCCAAGGTCTTCTTCTGAGGCAATCAGAGCGCCCTCAGCCTTTAAACTGCCAAACCGCGCAACAGCGTCGGCATAAGTGACAGGATCAGGCGGGTTGCCGCTCTGAACGCGCTCCCAAAACTTTGCACAGGCTTCAATAATCATTTCGCTGATTTCTTTATCCGCCTCAACAACGTAAAGGGATGGTGATCCGCCGGCAATGGAAACCGGAATATCCGCCACTTGAAAGCCGGTGATGGTCATGTAATGATGAACCTGCACGGCATAATAATCAGGGATCTGATTTGTTTCCGGTTCGCCCCAGTTCTTCCCGCTTCGTGCGGTCTTGATTTCCACAACGCGCCCGTCATCCGTGAAACCGTCCAATGAGGCCAGCATAAAGGGATGTTTCGGGTGGTACATGATTTTATCGGGTAGGCGAACGTCGCGGCCTGTCTGATCTGAATACCATTGGCGGATAGCAGGCTCCATTCTCTTACCCCAGTCTGTTATGCTGTTGCCTTGCCAGTCTTCAACCTCCTTTCTTTTTTCCCTATAAACCTGATACGCTGTTTTCCACGGTGACAGCCCCATAATGGCGGCCACGTCACTACCTCCGATTCCTTTTCGCCTCTCCTCCAACCATAAAGCCTTTTCCATACTGCCTCCTTAATTTCCCCGCCGCCGCGCCTTATACGATCTTTAGCGG